GGCACGCTCTTCGAGAACGACAAGAAGGGCAACGACGCAGCGCCAGATTATACTGGCCCCTTCAATGATACCCGTCGCCTTGCAGCTTGGCGCAAGATGAAAGATGGCAAGCCATACATGACGTTCAATGTCAGCGACAAACAAGGCGATAGTAAGAAGCTGCCTAATGTTCCAGACTTCTTAGAAGACGACAAGATTCCGTTCTAGGACGGTTCTCCAGAGGGTCTGCCTCTAACTGGCGGGGCTTCGGTCCCGCCTTTTTTACATGAGGATGAGCAATGAACGAGACAGCACAAATCGCAATGAAGACACTGAACCGCAAGCTAGAGGTTCTCAAAGAAGACTCAGATCAACGCGGCAGGCTAAACCTAAAGCAATACATCGAAGAGTGCATCGCTCTTCTCAAGATCATAGAAAGGAACACCGATGCGAAAGGTGGCTGACCACAAAGAACTAATTCTGGAGACAGCAAACAAATACAATATCACGCCAGAAGAACTGGTGGGTAGATCACGTCAGATTAATGTAGCTGAAGCCCGGCAAGAACTAATGCACCTATGCCATGAAGGTGGCATGTCAATCGCTGAAATCAGCAGGCTTCTAGGCAGAGATCACTCGACAGTAGCCTATGGCATCAAAGTGCATAGGAACAAAGAAACCAACCCAGATGCGCTGAACAAAACAGACACCCTGCGATACAAAACAATTAACCTCTTCAAAGAGGGATACACCACGCAAGAGATTGCCAAGAAGCTAGGCCGATCACGCGATGGTGTAACCCGAACTATCTACAATGCAAGACAACGTGGCATCATTCCTAAGTTTGTGCCCAAAAGAAACTCAAGAGCGCCAGACTCACCAACCCGGCAGCTAAACAACTACGTTAAGAAGTTTCACATAAGAGCAGGAACCATAGCTGAAATGATGATTAGCAACATGACCGAAGAGGTGCGTTACTTCTGGGTAAAGAAAACAATGGACGGACATTATGACAGCATTGCCGAGTGTGTCGCTGACTATATGACCGAAGTTTATTTTGAAGAACTGAAAGGAGAGAAGTGATACCACAAACCCGCGCTTTTATTTTACTTGCCTATCTTATGACTGGCGCTGGTGTTTCGGTCAGAATGCCGCCTCACAAGGAATACCCTAACGTGGCTTTCGTGATGCGCGCTGCGACTTGGCCATTTGTTGCAGGTTTAGCCATCGAGGAGCACCGTCAGCTTGTTATAGATACCCGGCGAATTCTCAAAAAAGTCGCAGAACTGAAAGGAGAGAAGTGATCGTGCAGGGCGCGGTTGAAGTATGTCGGATGTAGCGCATTCGGTAGCTTCGACCATTACCTGCACCAACCTGAGTCACCCCGTCGCATTAGAGTTTGCAAAAAGAGTAATTGGTTTAGGTAAGTGCGCCCTGCCAAATTGTTTTACACATCTCCGCAAGCAGCATCAAGAGAGGCAATAAGAGCAGCGCCACTTTTTACTGACTGTTTTCCACCATCTTCTAAGAGGGCAGTGGTGTGAGCATCACGAAGGCGCAGCGTCCCGTCACAGATCGCGCTTTCGTTTACGCTCAAGCAAGAAGTCAGCGCCAGCGTCGGGGTCAATACCATCCATACGCTTGCGCGTTTCCACATACTCGTTGAGTTCTCGCTCATGCTCTGCTCCTGCCTCGTCTGATCTTCCGCGCAAGTAAGCCCCGGCGATAGCGACCAATACTGCCCCAGCGGCGTAAAACCAAAGTTTAAACCTCCCGATCAGCGCCAGCCCGAAGCCCATGCCTTCAACCTTTCTCTAAGAATAAAAATGCTGAGAAGCGTAACCAAAACACAGCCAACCAAGACAATAATTTGAGCCGTTCCGTCGAGAGTATTAACAGCTGCTACAGCGCCGCCAACAGCAGAAGCACCCTGCACTACAGAAGCCTGCACAGTGCGGCTCTGAGCAGGCTTAGCGCGCTCCTTAGAAGCCATTGGCTTCTCAATTACTGGAGTTAAGAACAGCTTCACCTCTGCCTCACGTCGATTCACTAACCCTTGAACAGTCTTGCCGCCAGCTTTCTTCCACATCCGCATAGCTGCTGGCACTTCCATAATCTGGCCAGCATTGAAGCGACGAAGGGCAGAGGATTTCTTAAAGCCACTGACGCCAATGTTGTAAGCCAAGCTAACAAACGCAGCGAACTGGTTCTCATTGATTGGCGCAGTAATCATCGGGCGAATCTTAGAAGCAAAGTCACTAACCACTTGCTCAAGATACCAGTCAGCTTCTTCCTGCGTTATCGTAGTGTCAGGTCCAACCTCAATAAAGCCAGCACGGCTAGTCAAACCATAACCTACAGTCCAAACACCAGCAGAACACTTGTAAGACTTTAGCTTACAGCCTTCCCATTGCTTGATTAAATCAATGCCAGCTTGGTTAATCATGTTACCACTTCCCTTGAGATTTTCCGATAAAGTATATCACAAAGGCCAACCCAGCAAAACCAGCCAAAACAATGACTGTGGTTACAGACCAGAATATCAAAGCATCTTTGATTTCTTCTTTGCGATATTGGTTTCTTTGACGCTCCAACCTAACCTTGCGTAGCGTCTCTTTGTATTCATCCAGACCCTTCTGGCCGTAGGTGTAGCTAATTAAAGTCTCAACATCACGGCGCATCTGCTGCAACTTTTTTTGCGCAGCAAATATCTGAACGGCCTCTTCTTCCGCTGATCCAGTTAAAGTCTTCCAGATTGTTGGTGACTTAGCTTTTTCAGCGGCATGGTTTACATCAGAAACAGCGCCAGCAAACTTTGCCAGCGCGCCGCCAATCTCTTGCCCATCGTTAAGTAATTTCTTGATCTGCCCGACAGCCGTTGTCGCTACAGACAAAGCTGTGAGCGGATCAATCATTGACCAACTTTTCCAATCAACGCTTTAATGTCGCGCTGAATTTCTTCTAAGATTTTGTTGGTGTTTTCACGAGCAATCCGAGAAGACTCAAGGTCTTCCCGACGCTGGTGCCAAAGACGCTTAATCTCTTTGGTGTTTTCAATAGAGCGAGCCTCAAGACGGATTAGCCAAACCAAGAAGCCAACGAATGCCATAATGACTGGCCAAAATGTTTTGAATAATTCCATCTTAGTCTCACTTTTTCATTACTCTTCAGCTTGATCCAAAGAAGCCGTAAGCATGTTTACAAACGCTTCACGACCCACGTTTAGCTGGTCAAGGTTAAACTGAGCCGACCGCATCTTGCGATCCAGATCGTTGATGTGGCTAATCATCACCTTCTGCTGGTCGGTCAGTTGGTCCTCGGTGTAGTCAGTTCCGTTGATCGTGATGGTGGCTGTTTGTTTCTCGCCCATCGTAATCTCCTTTTAGGTTGGAATTAAGCAGCAGCCCAAGGCAGGCCGCTAACAGTTGCAGGTGCTTTCTGCTCTTCGATCTTAGCAGTCAGAGCAGCTTCGGTTGCATCTTTGTCCATGCTCGACCAAACCCAAGCCAACACGTCAGCCTCAGTTAGTTCGTCGTAAGGCACAAAGTCAGGTGCCGATGCGTCAGGGGTGAAGCCACAGGTGCCGTATGCCGAGGCAGTGTAGGTTTCTTCGCCTACAGTTTCCTCTGCGGTAACACGCCAGTGGGCGACAATAACACCACCGTCAGCGACGTTGTGTTCCAAGTTTGCGATAGTCCAAGTAGCCATGTTGGTTTCTCCTTTTAGGCTTCAAGTGCGGCCACACGGGCCTCAAGAGTTTCAATCTTTTGCAGCGCTTCTTGCAGTGCAGCAGTCAGCAACGGCACCAGCTTGCTTTGGTCAATACCCTGATACTCTGGGTTGCCATCTGCATCCACTGCATCCTTCTCGCCAGTGACAGCTTCTGGGACAACCGCCTGTGCTTCGTGAGCAATGAAGCCATCAGTGCGAGAACCGTCAGTTTTCCATGCGAAGTTTACAGGCTTCAGAGAAAGCACACGATCAGATGCACCGACCATTGGCTGAGTGTCTTCTTTCAGGCGGTAGTCCGAGGATGTGTTGTAAGAGGTGGATGAACCTGTAACGGAGACAGTTCCGACTTCAGTTGCTCCCGAAAAAAAGCCAACAACAGCACCTGCTGTAGTCGTTCTGCTAAAGTTTGCTGCCTGTGCGCTGCTTCTGGTAGCAAGAATTTTGCCCAGAGGACTAAACTCAACACCAGATGTTGTCAGGCTCGAAGATGTTTTGCCCACCAGCAAGTTACCGATGCTATCAAATCGTGCATACTCCGTGGTGCCAGCGTTGTTCTTGAAGGTGGTATCACCACGCAAACCGCCAGAGAGGTAGAGGTCTTTGAAGCGTTGCGAAGACAAACCCAAATCTCTTGAATTATCATCAGCGGCTGCAAATGCAGAATTATAAAGCACATACTTTGCTGCACCTTGGCTAGCGATATAGACGTTAGCGCCTACGTTCCCAATACTCCCCACAGTGGCGCCGTCTTTGCGGAACTGGACGATATCGCCATCCGAAGTTAGTCGGTTGAATACCCCCGCAATAGAGCCGTTGCGTGTTGCATTAAGTCTGCCATTGTCGTTAGTCTCAATTCCAGCAGTGGCTCCACTATCAGCCGTTGACTTACCCACCAGCAGCGCCCCATCGCTGGTGATGCGCATGGCTTCTGCGTTGTTGGTGTAAACCACGGCGTCATTAGCGTCGGAGCCAAAAGCCGGAGCAGAAGACGCGCTCCCGCTAGTAGAGTTGCCGATTCTCAGAAGGGCTTGCGATCCGTCACTGCGATAGATTCTCGCGGCAATAAGTGACCCCACACCCGTTGATTGCACGTCCAAGGGAAAACCGGGCGAAGTCGTCCCAATGCCTACGTTGCCACCAACAATAGTTAAATCATTAGAAGCTGAGGACGCTCCGTTTGCCTTTTCCCTGCGAATACGAAAGCGAGCATCTGTGCCATCGTCATCAACAATGAAACGATAACTACTGCTGTCGTCATCGTCAGAAATCCCAACATTACCATACGTGTGCAGTTCATAGGCTGGCGAACTCGTCCCAATGCCCAAACTCTCAGCACTCGCATCCCAGAAGAACTTAGGCGTGGTGCCTGTGTTCTCGTAGAAGGAGATGTCGCCTGTGCTGTGATCTATGTTGAACCTATTGAGTCCACCTGTGTAAGAATCATTTACAGTAGAAATATTAAGACTACCGCCAGATGTTCTTAAACGTGTGTTTAAGTCTGTGGTGTCAGTTTCTCCAAAGAATATTGTTGGGTATGCGCCAGAAATAGTTGCACCTGTTGTGCCATCCACAGTCAGCCCATCGCTGGTGATAGTGCCAGTGACGTCTACGCCTGTGCTGGTGGTGGCGAATTTAAGGGAGTTGTCAAAGT